GAGCACTGGCGAGAAGGCTTGCTGCGCGGCGCGGGTGACGCGCGGGGTAATTATCGAAAGGGAAGCGGGACGAGCGGCCGCGGTGGGGGGTGCCAGCGTAGGAGACGAACCTCCGGGGAGGAATCGCTCCAGCATGGCTATCTGCTCGTCCCGCTCTTTTGCTGCGGTACGGATGGCCTCCTGCTCGGCGGCCTTGCGCTGCGCCTCGGCGATCTCCAGGAGCCTGCGTTTCTTCTCACGAAGGGTTACATATGGCTTGCCTTCGGGGAGGAAGTAGATGGGCTGGCTGAGGTTGCCATTGCCAGCGAATCCCCCGAGGATGACCGGGATTGGCGTTGGAGCCGGCGCGGGGATTGCCGTATTCGTTCCGAGAATAGTCTCGGTTTGGACGGCTTGTGCCTCGACGACATCCGCATTGATGCCGCTGCTCACCGTTCCGAGAATTGCCTCTGTCTGCTGAGTCTGCGCCTCGGCGACACTGATAGAGAATCGTTCGGCAGCAATGATGCTTTCAGATTGGCCTGCCTGTGTTTCTCCAACGGCGGCGCTGTACTTCTCAGCCGCAACAATTGCCTCGGTCTGCGCGGCCTGCGATTCTGCTATGGCAGCGGAATATCGCTCTGATGCAAGGATTGCTTCTGTCTGAGCCGCCTGTGCTTCTACGATTGCAGCAGTAATCGCAAGACTTTCAAGGAGAATGACGCCGCTGGCATCCTCAAGCTGATAGGCGTCGGTGGCGAGGATGGCAGAAGCCTCGTTGAGTAGGAAGGTTCCGTCTTCAAAGAGCAATGCGCTGGTGCCGTCTTCGAGGAGGATCTTGGTAGGATACTCAAGGAGCAGGCGGTCAGCCATTACAGGTTCAATGCCTCCGCCAATACCGAGGTCACCGTCCAGACGGAAAGGGCCGTGGTCGTGATCGTAAGCCCCGCGATCAGGTTCGCGGTCGTCGCGTCAAAGGTTCCCGAGGTTGCCTGCTTCGATTCACTGGGAAGGGTGGAAAATCCTGTTGCGGCAAGATTGTGCGTCATGCTGGCGATTCCATCCGCGATGCATGACGCGCTCAGAGGTCCCCTGATCACGACCAGAACTTCGATGAATGCCGTGTCCACGACTCCCGTGGGTGTGCCAAAGGTGAAGGTGAGAATCGTCGCATCCCCGGTTGTTCCCGCAGCACCCAGCTTGAAAAGGATCGCGCAACCCGCCGTGGTTCCTGCCGCCGACTTGGTGACACTCAGAGTCCATCGGAAGGCTGTTTTGATACGGAGCTTTCCGACCGGGACCGCTATGTTGGAGTTGGTCACATAGGCGGTGGTCGCGTTGATTGCCTGCGACGTGACCGAAGCGTTGAAAAGGCCGTCTCCCGAATAGGCACGAAGCTGGAGCGCGGTGATCTTCTTGGTCGTGCCGGCTTCGTTGATCGGGATTTCGTTTGTGTCTGCTACGGCTGCCGCCGCCGTCAGGGCGGATATCTTCGTGTCGGCCATGCTTACTTCGTTACCGTGTGCGTCCAACTCGTGATTGAGACCGTCGCCCCTACAGTGATAGCCGTGGAATTGAGTGTCATTTGAACGCCAACCTCGCCATCCCACTCTTTCGTATTGTCAGCCTTCAAGACGCGATACCAAGTAGCCGTACTTGCAAAAAGACCCGTAGTATTCGCGGGAAGATTAGCTGTCACCTGCCCCGCGGCTGACGCTCCAAAACATGGATTTGCCAGCGTGAACTCGGCGAGTTTGTTCTGTCCTGCAATAGCCGTATCGGCAGTGGCAGGTTGTGCGCCGTCGTAGATCTGGAGTTTCCCGCCGTTGACTTCTGCATTCAGCGCATTCGCCTCTGCATTCACCGAGGCATCGGCCATCCTAAGGGGCAACGGGAACCTCCTCTGGTGTAGCGGGAACAGTGGCTACATCCTCTGGCGCCATAGGCTCTTCATCAACGGGCTCGCTCCCCGTAACGTTCCCCAGCTCGTCCCGCGTTATCCTCACCTTACCGTTGCGCTCAATGATCACGGTGAGCGGGATGCTGATTTGTGACGGTGGGGTGTTGACGGTGATAGGAGGAGCCTGCTGTACCTGCGGGGAAGGCAGAACAGGCTCGGGAGCCATCTGCTGCGGAGGCGTCTGAGGAACAGCCTGCGCGACCGGTCCCAGGGCGTTAGGTGCCTGTGGGCTCGGGGGATTGGCAGGCTGACCAAGCATGACCGGGGGTGCCGCCGGGGGAGGCGCGGGAGAAGTTGGAGGAGTCGCTGCCTTTTGCAGCATGTCCATCTTTCCCTTCAGGACGTGCATGAACTCGACGAGGTTCTTGATGATTTTCTCGTTCTCCTCGTCAGCGTCCAGGCGCATGATCTCGTTCATCACGTTCTTGAAAAGGTCCTGGATATTTACAACCTCTATGAAGTCGTACTCCCCACGCTCCGCAGCGCGCTCCGTGATCATCTCGATATCGTCACGGTTGGCGCTGGCAATGCCATAGGACTTCTCGAGGTCCGGGAACTGGAGCATCTCGGCCGCCCACTCGGGACCGATGACGCCCATCTTCTGGAGTTTCTCGACCTGCTCCAGCTTGACCTTCGGAGTGTTGGAAAGGGACGACGCAGGAGAGAACTGGATCGTGTAGAACTCCCGCTCCTCTTTGATGTCCTTCCACGACACCGTGGGCCGCTGCTTGCGCTTCGGGAGGATGTCGGTATCTTCATCGAACACATCAATGGCGATCTCCATGATCTCCATGCAGAAGCTTTCGAAGTTCTGAAGCTCAAAGTTGAAGCGTTCGCTCTCTACATCCTCCAGCGTGTCCAGCATGACACCGGAGTTGATACCGCTAGGCTTTTTGGATTGCGCTGAGAGTTGCGACACGCCCGAGATGTTGTAGATAGCCTCAAGGATCTCCTTGCGGCGCTGGAGAAGCTGAGGATTGACGCTGGCAGGAGTAACAACCGTGGCCGGCGCCGAGGCTCCAGGAACCGGCTCATACTGGTAGACCATCGCGGCCTTTCCACCATCGATGGTCGATGCTTTGATCCCTCCGATGGTCGGGGCAAGAATCAGGTTTGCCGGGGTGTTCTCCTCCGCGTCGTGGATCTTCTCGTTGACCAGGTCGAGCTCTTTCTGGAGCGTGATCAAGTCATCGATGAGCGACGGGGACCACATGCCTTTGACTGGCGGGCAATAGTTGATCGATGCCACGGGCGAACGCTTGAACTTGATCGCGGTGACGCGCTGGACTTCCCCGTCCACTATGTCATAGCGCTTGCCTTCGGTGAGATGGTAGTAAATCCGGTATTCCTGACAGCGGTTGAAAGGTAGTCTCTCATAGGCGGCAGCGGCCCGTCCGTCTTTCTTCAGGATGTCTTTGAGCGCCCAGAGCGGATACTGACGGAACTTCACCATCACGCGAGAATGCTTATGGAAGTTGTACTCGGCGGGGTCCTGGTAATACTCCCACGGCATGATGCGGCGTGGAATACGATCCTCTTCGTTGACCCAGATATGCCCGACCTCGAAGATCTGCCCGTCGCGGTAGGCCATATTCGCTGACTTGTAGATCTTCTCCCGCTGGTACCACTCGTCGGCCCACTGCTGGAGCACGCGGCAGACCTTGCGCGTCTTCCAGAGCCCGTTGACTGGATCAGCATAGGGCCTGACCTTCACCTGGCTCATCTTGGAAACCTTGGTATCGATCACGCTCTTGATTACGTTCTCGATTGGCCATGGAAGGCGGTTATCGTCGCTGGCCTGGAAGTAGTAGCTGACAGGATTGTTGTACAGGTCGTAAATCTGTTCGGTACGCTGGCCGTTGTTGACGTAGCGATTGAGGTTGCGGAGGTATTTCATATCCCGGCGCATAAGCCATGCTTCAAGCTGAATGGCGTCGGCGATGATCTGGGTCTCAGTGAACTCCATCAGAATCTCTCATCCGGCTGGCGAGCCGCTGACTTGGCGTTCTCTTTGATCCCAAACTCGATGACCGCGCCTTCGATGGTGATGCGGGTATAGAATCCCGGGGCCTGCTGCGCTACGGCTTTTGTGATGGATTCAAGGAGAGGATAGTCGAGGTTCTTGGAGGTGAGCCTTACGTATTCCCGGCGCTTCTTGTCGATAGCGCGCTGTGCCTTGAACTCATCGAGGAAGAGCGCCCATGCTTCTTTGACTGCCATTTCGTCTTATGTAGTGCGATTGGCGGCCTATTTTCGGACGTTATCTCCCGGGCTGGAAAGCGGCGACGGTTCGCATGAGGATACATATGGCAATCTTGCGAATCATCCCTTCCCCCCCATCTTCACCTTGCTCCTGAGCCACACATACCGGAGAGCGTACAGCACGCTTTTTGTCACTTCCGGGTGAAATGCCTCATCGTCTATCCGGCGCGTCAGAGCATCCGTCACTGGGTCTCGCGCAAAGACGATCTTTCGGCCTTCCTGTTCCAGCTCGCTCTCGATCTTCTTGCCATCGATCTCCTGCGGACGGCGCACCTTTACTCGCCCCGTCTTAACATCGTCCTGGAGCATTTCCAGCATGATGTCCGGCTGGCCCTGGTATGCCTGCTGGACGGACAGACCGAATTGCTGTGCCAGCTCATAGGTGATCTTCTTGCCGAGCCCTTCGGTATCGCAGTAAAACGTGATCTGCTTTTCTACGGCTTTCGGGAAAATAGGATTCCCCGCTACCAGCGCAATGCCACGCTTCACCTTGTCAGCGAAATCCGTTATCCCCGTCCGATTGCCCTTGTACTCGTAGAGGAGGAAACGCTCACCTTTGCTCACGCTGGCAAGGAAGATAACACACGAGTCCTGGTCATCGAAGCCGTAGTCTATGCCCCCGCTAAAGAACAGATCGGTTACCGGCTGAGAGTTGATCCATGCCGGAAGCTGCGCCTCATCAAAGTAGTTGCCCTCGTGGAACCTCAGGACGAGCGCCTCGACATCGTAGGAGCCCACGATACCGAGATACTCGCGCTGCCACGTCGGATCGTTCGGCTGGAAACCCTTCGCAATCCGGGTTGCCTCAAGATCGCGCTCACTCTCAGGAATGAACGGATTGACTGATAGATTCCAACTTAGGCGCAGGATGTCCGTTCGATCGGACATGAACATTTCCTCGGCATAGTTCCCCGGTATCCTTGGCGGCGTTCCTCCCATGGCAATCTGACTGTCTACGAAGTCCTTCCCCGCTGGCTCCAGAATGTCACGCACGATGTATTTGAGCTTCTCCGTGGCGTCGGACTGGATCTCATCCACGACAGCAAGGAAGTAAGGCTTGCCGCGGAGGTTCTCTATGTCATCCTTGGAGGCCCGCCCGCGGACATGGATCTCTGCCCCGGTAGACACTTCGATTGACTGCGTTGAAATATGCGGAATGAAGTCAACGCCTATCTCTTTGAGGATCTCAATAACCGGATTCCAGATCATCTCAAAGGCACTCTTGGCCGTCCTACCGAGATAGAGCGCTACGCCTTTGGTATGAGACAGGCTTCGATCAGTGAGGAGCCCCGCCCACCCCTTCGTCTTCCCACCACGGCGCCCTCCGATATTGATGATCCACGGCTTATTGGTAAGGAGAGCTGCGCGCTGCTCATCGAACATGCAGTTGGCCGAAATCATGTAGCGGAGAAAGGAGATATCCCTCTTCCTGCCGCGCGTCTTGTACTCGTCAAAGCGGTCGAAGATATCCGCCGGCACCCACGTAGACATGAAAGTCCGCTGTGCGGAAGTCTTGCCCCTTGAGGCATCGCGGAGGGTGCGGAGGATCGCTTTCTCTACCAGATCGGAATTGCCTTCGAGTATCTTCCCGAAGATCTCCAACCGC